TATCCATAGCCGGAGTCAGTTCATACTTGATTGTGTTACCGGCAGCGCGTACGGTGATAGTATCCGTCCCGTTAGCAGAAAATAGTCCGAACGAATACTTTGACATCATGTACAGAATACGTTTCGTAATCCATCGCTGTTCCGCAAGATAATGGTCGCCCAGCGACTGGGTGATCGGGTCGGTATCATTCGAATAGTGTCCTTTGTTGTATGCCAGTTTCCCGTTTTCATAGCAGTACTTCGCATCCGCATTATAGGCATTGGCGGGAAAATATTCCTGAGCCTGGTCAAAGTAGTATTTCTGATAAAACGCAAACAGTTTTTCAAGGTCGTTGCCGCTTTTCAGCCCGCCCAGCGTCTGCATGGCGGTCATTGATTTGCGCATGCTGGCAATCTTTTCTTCCGGGAAAGCCAGTTCCATCAGGTTGAAGAAATTGTTTGTTTCGCCGTTCCAGACGGATGCTCCGGTTTCGTCCGTATCATGCGTTTCCACACTGTACTCCTTATCCGGTAAACCACGATTGGTTGTATCAAAACGGGTGTCGGCATCATCGACACGCCAACGCCACCTGGATGTCTCCGTACCGAAACAGTATGGATAGGTATTCTTCGCGCGTTCGTCGGTTCCGGCATTGAACTCTACGTTATTCATAAAGAACAGGCAGTCGTCAATATCCCAGTATGCGGGAGCGTCCATGCGGAATTTCTGTATACGGGCGTTAATGAACAGGGTGTTTAGTTCGTCATCCGTTTTCCCAGCAAGATCGGAAGTATTAAGCCCAGATCCCTTGTCTGCAAGCTGCGACAGCAGATTGATTGTTCCCTCCCCGATATCAGATGGCATGAACCTTCCTTCTGACGACTCAAAATAGTAAACATTATATTGATTGATGTCACCGGATTTGGCAATCCAGAACTCGCAAGGTTCGTTCTTGTATCCGGATAATTGGGCGTTCAATTCTTCCAATGTGCCGTTAAACGGTTTCAGCCTTGGCGAGCACTGGTAAACACAATTGTAGGCAGGAATAAAGCTTGATATGTTTTCCACTTCTCCTTCGCCCAGGTCGAAGCTGTTCTGGCCATTGTACTGGAATGCCTCTTCATCCTCATTATAGGCTATCAATCCCTTTGCCGGATTCCACGGCACACGGAACAGGGTGAGCAAGGGAGAATTATCCGATCCCTCAATACTCAACAGGTTGGGATAAGTATCGGTGTTATAGCCGAAAGTGTCGGCGTCACCCTTATCAGGACCGAAGGTGTACAATCCCCGGAATATGTATATTGTTTCCCCTTCGTCATTGGTTTGCTTCTCAAAGCAGACGAACGGAGCTTCCCAAACTGACACGCGGACCTTCGCATCTGCGCGCATCGCCTCATTCAGGATACCCACTTCACGTATAAGGTCCGTATAGGAGTTTACCGCACCGATCTTATGAGACTGCATACTGGAGGCATAGTTCTTCTTTGCCGTAAACTTGCGTCCAGCCGGAAGAGACGGTGTCATTGACCACTTCGCTCCCGCGGTGGAGTCCGAGCCGTCGGCGTAACGAATGACGGAGAGTTTCTTGTCAAGCTGGTAACGGGTATTCCAGATCCAGTATTTCATGGATGACGTACCCTGCCCCTTGGCGGTCACGTTGCTGATTGAAACATTCCATTCCGGATGGTCATAAAAGAACACTTCCAACATGCCGGTACGAGTTGATTGATCCGCCATGTAAGGAATTGTATTGTCGAATGTCATTACGTTAAACTGGTCCTTCGTATTTTCAAAATCGATATCCGAACCGTGCAGGTCCAGGATGTCATTATTCTCTGTCACAATTGCCTTGGAATCTGTGGTGTTCAGCCAGTTGATGTAATTACGCAGGACTCCCTGTGAGGTCAGTCCCTGGTTATATTCCCGTATTCCGTATATGTCCACGTCCGCGTATCCGGAACCTATCACGATCATCCCGTTATGGGCGAAATAATCATTGCTCTCGTAGGTGAATTCCCTGTTCTTGACACCGTTGACATACAGTATGCAAAGGTTGAATCCGCTGTTGCCATAGGCGTCCGGCAAAATGGTCAGCGTGAGTCTTGTGCGTTTTCCCTCGAACGTATGCAAACTTTGTACATCATCGTTTTTAAGTGACTGGGAGTGCATGATAATGTCATCCGCATAGATGTTCAATCCGACAAATGAACCACCGGACAGGGACGATATGGTGATAACCGGTTCGGAATAATCCGTCACGTTATCAACCTTATAGTCAAGTTCGAGAGTCTTCCCAGTGCGGGCGCATTCATTTTTAAAAGGGGAATATCCCATGCGCAGCGATGAGCCGGCCATAAGCCGGAGTACCTTGTTCCCGTCTTCGTCCGATTGCCAGCCGTCATTGCCCCAGTTCATATTCTCCCAGCTGCCCGGGATGACGGAACCGTCCATTTCATTTATGATTTCCTGACGATTCCCCTGCCGGTTGGAGCGGGTCTTGGGATTCATATAGAATACGGAGCCCGACACGGCCGAATATCCCAAGGAGTTGTTTACCTGATAGGTGATTGGGGATGTCAGCTCCATATCGACATCGAGGATATGGGCCGTTATTTCAAATTCCGTATTATCCATTGTCTCAATCTCCATCGGGAATGAGAATGTATGTCTGGCGGAACATGCGATACTGTCTTCTTCGGAAGTAAAGACATCCTCACCATCTTTTTTGATGGTGAATTTAGCGGAGGTAATGACATTGTCGCCATCGTACATCGCGTAATCGAACAATGAGTTCTCACTCCAGTTGGTCGCCCTGCCGAGGATGTTGTTAACGGCTACCAGCTTCCTTTGTTCGCCGGCTACCGCGCAAATGACATTGAACGATATCGTTCTTGTCTTGACCGTCCCGTCCGAGTTCGAGACATAAGCAGATATATTGAATACGCCTGTCACGCCCGGGTGGATTACAGAGTAATTGTAGGCGGTTTCCGTATATACGCCTGTACCGATCTGAATCTGGTAGGATTCATTATAATCCTTCCCGGTAACAGTCACATACAATGTTTTTGAAATATTACCGCTGATATTCAGAGGAAGCGTAATAGCACCGGTGTAAGCCGTCCACCATTTAAAGTTGTCCGCACTGATGGACAATGAAGTAAGCTGTACCGTGTATACAAATGCCGGAGCCGTCACTTCCGTCACTTCTCCCGTTACTTTGATCATTACATTGTTTGCTCCGGACGCCAGAAACTCCGCAACGTCAATACTGAAAGGAGAACCGGAACTGATATACAGCTGTTTGACGACAAGATACTCAGCGCTGTTGCTGTTTTTAACAGAGATCTGACAGAACCCACGCTCTCCGGTATCTTCATAAGGTTCGTTGGTGCTGTATCTTTCCTGGCTGATGAAAGTAAAATTCAAATGGCAAGGTTCCCCTTTGCTGGCTGACAGGCTTTTACTGTCCAGGTTATTGATTATACGCAGGTTTCTTTGTATCCCAGTTTCTCCACCTCCGCCGCTATGTGAGGAAATATAGTTCATTAAGTCTTCAAAGGTGGTTATAATAGATCCGTCCTCCGCAACTCCGGTGGGAATAAACACTCCGGTAGCAGGAGACCATCCATTATTGCCGTACAGTAATACGGAACCGTCTTCTGCCGTATCGGATTCAGGGGAGACATTCTTTAATTCTCCTATTGAAGAAGGAGTATTTGCGTCCTTCTCCAATTCCTTGACGGTATCGATCAGATTATTGAATTCTTCAGCCGACAGACGTCCACGGGAATTCTTGCCTTCATTTTCTTCCTTATGTTCTACATTCAGTGCCATAATACTATTCTCCAAATATTAACGGGAAGGCATACGGGAAGCCTTCCTCCTTGATTTCTATTTTTCCGCGTGCTGAAAGCGCGTGCATGATCAGGTTTGTTTCAAGCATACCGGTATCAGCCATGTCGCTTTCAACCCGGCTGATCACGGTACGGGTGGTATTGCCATTGTCATCCGTCTTGCGCACACTTAAAACAAACTTGATATATCCCATTTTACTCCTGCTTATTTAGTTGGTTGATTATTTCTCTTTTTACAGCAGCAATAAGCCTTGAATTTCTGATTATAGTTTCAAATGCCTTGCGGTAATTAGCTGGTATTTCTACTTCTTCATTTGAGTAGTAGATCGCTTTAGCAAGGTCTTCAAATCCGATGTCGAGCAGGAGATTGCCGTTATACATCATTTCGTTACCTACTACTTTTGCGACGTCGAAAGTTTGTATTGCGCCTTCGAAGGAGGTCCGTGCCTCGATTTTCTTAAAATTGATTTTCATATTATTTATATTTTAATCCAAGTTACTCCACCATCAGAAGTCTTATAGACTCCCTCCCATGATACTTTGAGACCGTTATCCCTGCATATAATTTTTAAGACATCAGTATACAGGTTTGTTTCAACTGTTATTCCGTATGACGTTATGACAGTATCGGATTCATATGTACGTATACCCCCACCATCCGGGATAATCTCAGTCATGAAAGACTCAAACATAATTTTCTGTTTGTTCAAAAACATTTGAGTATAATCACCAGGTTGAAAACCGGACATTCCAAGGCCATCACTATTTATCTTTATTCCACCGATATATCCATTATCTGAATTTATGGTCCCATTAAACGTTCCATTATTTGCCACGATGGAACCGTCTTCGAGTATTTTAAAGTTTTCGTTAGCAGTTACAGTGCCTTCAAATGTTATCTGATCTGCGGATATCACCGCGTTCGAAATCAATCTTCCTGCATCATCTTCCGTGATGAATGTACTGATTTCAGCCCTCTTTACGTATCCGTCAGCTTCGGCTTGTTCAGTAAACAACTGAGTGAAACCTGATTCAGTAACAAGACCGGATGTGCTGATATTGCTGACATGACCTTCTGCGTCAAAGGTTATCTTTTTAGATAACAGTACATTGAAATCATCGTTAGTTACCAATCCACTCGTATTGATATTGGTGATATTACCGGAATTGTCAAAATGGATTCCTTTTACAAGAGCGGCAATAGAATCCTTCGTCACTTGGATAACAGCCGTGTTTTTATCTGCCGTTTCCTGCGCACCTCTTGCGATCCCTAATGCGTTCAATGCTTCCTGAGCAGCGTCGTACGCATCACTGATACCCTGGTTAGCCAGGCGTTTTGCTGCTTCGATGCCTTCTTCCGAATCAGTCACAGCAGCGAGTATCCTGTCTCCCAAATTTTCAAGATAGGCGGTGGTGGCTGTGGAACTCGGTTGCCAGTGTTTTATAGAGAATGCTGCTCCTTTCGCTTTTGCAGTGATGCAGACGAGAGAGTCATTCTTATAAGCGACACCTTCACCGGAATAGGTTGCATTCACCCACATATCGCCGATATCATAAACATCGGAATCCTTTGGTTGGGATACAAATACTCGTCGTTTCCCGTCAGCGGTATCCTGAGCCTTGGATGCGTCTTCCAGTGCTTTCAGCGTCAGATGGTCCGTTATATCATTCCAGCTCCATGAACTGCCATCCTTTTCGAATCTGTATCCATGTCCCGTCAGACGGTTATAGAACATGTCCTGCTCATGCATGGTTTTAAGTTCGTCAGTAGTCCACTCGGATGCCGGCAGGTTCTCCAGCGTGGGATCGTAGTCAAAGAACCACAGAGTGTATTCCTTATCCGTTTGCTCCCTGACAAGATCCATGTCCGTTTGAAGGTCATTAATAGTATCGTCTATATCTTTCCCTGTGGCCTGATTAATGAACTTAGCGGATATCTCACTTAGTACAGTATTCAGGTCGATAAGTGGTTCCGGCATCGTATAGGAGTTGATACCTTTATATATACGAATGTAGGGACCGCCGGCCGTTACACTATCCCACAGGATCGTGCCTTGCCTTTCAGGATTTGTTTTGTTTCCGAGATGTACGATGTTGTCTCCTGCCAGGGGATCGTCACTTCCGGAGATACAGTCACTCTTGGACAGGTCGATGAAATCATCGCCAATGCCGACAACCGCACGCCAGTAATAGTGATTTCCGCTTTTTAGATTGAATGTCTCACAGTTTGCCAAGTCATCTACGACAAACGGATTATAGATGATTCTGCCTTCCGCATCTGTGGTCCGAAAGTAACATCTCCAGAAGGTTCCTTTATCTTCTACCTTGTTACAGATAATACCGTCTGAGTTGTATTGCTTGCCGCCGACATAAGTGGCCTGATTGACTTGCAGACTTTCAACATTCAGACGTTTGCGGATATCAACGAAGTCAATGTCCAGATGATAGTTGCCTTGCTCATCCTTGTAGATACCGAAGCCGGTGCTACCGGTTGCAAAGTTGCTGGACAGTATGTCACCGACAAGCTTTATCTGTTCGAGCGTGGATGTCCCCTTCGCATTGATACCTTCAAGGAAGGTCATCAGCTTCTCAATCGTTTCAGCTATGTCTTTTCGTACATACCGATCATCATTGTCGTTGTTGCTGCCGATAATGGCAAGCTTGAAATGTTTCTTACCGTCAGTTTCAGGTATTGTATCATCCTTTACTAGTTTATAAATAGTTCCATTCTCAATGACGGAAACTACTTGTCCGGCATAGGGAACATAAGGCTCCGTGTCTGTATTACGGGCATAGACACGGGCTTCTTCTAAGGTTTCCCACACGTCAGTCGAATCAATAGAATAACCATTGACACGCTTGTATCTGCCGGCGAAACTGCTCCCTTTTATATCTAGTGCCATACTCAATTCGTTTTAAAGGTGAAATTATCTGTTTCGCTGCTTGTCGTAGCCGTACTGAACACATACATCGTATATTCCAAAGGTGTACTTCCATTAGCACCTTCAACACTGATCTTTCGCGGAGTGGCAGCGGAAGCCAAATCCATGAAATTATATTGGTATCTCTCCAGTGAAACATCCTTGATGGTACCGTTTGGAATACAGATAACGAAAGTCTTATAATTGCCTATTGTGAACTTGTATGATCCGGCGCCCTTATACAATCCACTGCCTGAAAGTGCCCGCACCTCGGTTGAAGTCGTAGGAACCGAATTACAAACGCCTGCAAACCATTTTCTATGTACATTCACGCTGATCTTGCTGGTCAAAATCGTTTCTTTTATATCTCCGTCGTCAGAAGCGGCATATATGACTGTTGCAGTATAGGATTCTCCCTGTGTGTAGTTTCCTTGTAATTGCCTTGTTGCGGTTTGAACACCGGCAGGATCGCCTGTGAATTCCAATACGTTTTCTTCTTTGTCATCGTAGAATGCTTTGATCATTACGCCATTGTCGTTGCGGGTGGCGGTATATGTAATGAAGCCTTTGGTTGATCCGAACTCAACATCATTAGCGGTTGACAATTTACCTATTAGTGTCGCAGGAGTAGGCGCATAAAGCATTTTCCGGAATATCTGTTCGTATCCCATACCTTTACGCAGGATTTCTCCCGGATTTATATGACCGGTCTTTGGTGCGTTTACGTGAATATCCTTGCTCAATCCTGTATCAGCAGAACCAATGCCGGAGGAAGATGAGCTACTACCGCCACCACCGGTATGTACAACAGTACCATTACGATAATTCTTCGACCTGGAACTGGCAGGAATTGCTCTTGATTTTATGACGATGTTACTACTCATACTTCTATCATTATACATTGAAATTGATTCATCTTATAGTCGATAGTGCCTCCTGCGTTGATGAATTTCTTATTAACCATATAATTGTCATACAAGCGGGATAAAGGAGTTATATCGGATGACGCTTTTATTACTTGCGTTAATTTGATACGGGGGGCATTATAACGTTTGATAATACGTCGAATAAGTTGCTCTTCTGGACGGACTGTAGTTTCTTCTATGACTGAATAAAGATTGTCTCTCAGGTAATCTTCACTTAAAATAACTTTGCCATAACCCGCGCCATCATGGTTGTATGAGCTGATTTTCAATTCGATCTCATCGAGTTCATTGATGTAGTTCTCATTAACCGCGTTCTCATAAATACGATCAGAATTAGATGTAGTATCCTCTCCATCCCGAGGAATGAATCTTACAGTAAAGTTTTGTAAGAATACCCCATATTTATTAACTTCGGATGGATACATACTAGCCAATAGTTGAAATTCCAGCTCTCCGGCCGTTATTCCACTTCCCGTAAAAGAAGAATATATCATTTTACCGGATGCGCCTTCATAAGGGTCCGTTAGCTTCTTGTCGTTAATGACCGCTTTATAACCCTCATTCTCGTATGCCCCGAATGACAAATATGTACATTTATAAAGATTATTTCCGAGTACCGGATCATCAGTCGTAAGGTCTATATGACCAATAAATAATTTGGTTCCGATTAATAAGTTTCCTCCCCATCTGTCCTTTGACAATGGAGATAAAGGTTCGTTTTGGAAATACCTGACAGAGGCATTTATACAAAATATCCCTGGAGGATATGCGACGCATGGACTTCGCAATATAAATACTGGAACATATCCACCCAATGCTACCCCATCTTTGTTTTTCAATCTTATTCTAACAACATCAGTATAGCTATACTCTGTAATATCGGGAACCTTACCACCATCCTTATTTACCATTTTGTAGTTGCAATACCTCATAGGGATAGCGCCTAAAAGATTATCCGCTTCTATATTGTTTTTGTATTCATTTATATCTACACGATGAGCGAATTGTTGGTATTGATACATCTCCAAATCCCCTGGATTCAGGAGGATGCGATGCGACACATCATCTCCGGATGTTATATCTGGTAAGGTAGCCAATCTGTCCAGGTCGTCATAATTAACACTGAAGTTTAAAGTTTCAGGGATAGGATAATTGCTACATTTCACTGTTACTTTATTATAGCCAGGGAGTACATCCAGAGAATGATCAGATCCGGTAAATCCAATGTTTTGTACGATGAGATTATTAAATACTGCATCTGTTTTCTCGATCAGTCCACTGTTATATTTATGATATACTCCGTTATGATCTATATCGACAAAGAAAAGCTCTCCTCGCCAATCTACACAGGTCCAGTGGAGGAATTTGCATACTTCTTCGAGTACCTCTTTAAGTTTCAGCGCTTTGTTGTCTTCATCGAAGAAATTCTGTTCACTAATTCTCATCTCCCAAAGTATATTACTTCCGCCTGATAAATATTCCTTTTCGTTTTTCGCATAGACGTATGGGATATATACTGCATTATATTGTACAGAAGTTGCTTTGATGCATTTCTGTAGTAAACTCCATAACGAGACAAATTCCTTTCTGCTTCCGGTTACGTCATAATCAATAAATTCAAGCGTGGACATCGCACTCATACACTCTATCTCCAGTTCGAATTTAGAGGAGCTGTAATTCTGTGTATATAGTTCCGGCTTGATATACCCATACCACGTTACTACCCCATCTCTTTTGAATATAACCCGGTATTGCTGATAGGCTGTGGAAAATAGACTCTGCAAATAATCGCTGCCTACTACGCGAATTGTCGCAGTACTGAACCTGATAGGCGTATACAGGAATTCTTCATCTGCAATATCGACAGTGAATGGTGAAGCCCCCGCAACCAGCTCAATGACTTCACCCGAATAATTTTCTTTCTCTATCTCCACAACACATGGAATGTTATCTATTGCGGCAAATGGTATTGTATATATTAGTCCGTAGCTCATGATATAGGCTTTTTTCCTTGTGATTTAAGTTCATTGTTGATAGTCAGAATCAGATCCTTTGCCCGGACTCTGGTTGTTACCGATGAAGATATATTTCCACCTCCACCCAATCTTCCGGAATTAATCGCTTCGAATAAATGAGATTGCTGGCCTTGATTGAGTATCATTTCACCGGCATTAACACGGGCTAATATCTTATCTCCGGATGAAGGACCGCCGGTAATAATACCACCATTTGCGAACTTAGGAATTGAGGCGGCTAATATTAATGCTTCCATGGCTGCAATTTGAGCAGCAGCAAGACCTACTCCTGCAAAAGGAATAGATGCATATGCTGCTGTACTTTTTGCAGCCATTTCCGCAGATGCAGCTGTAGTTTTTGTTGATGATGCTGCGACCTCTGCCGCCGTTTGAGTCGCAAGAGCAGTAATTTCTGCTGTAGTTTCTATCGTTTTATTCGCAACTTTTGTTCCGGTAGTAGCCGTATCAATAGCCGCCTCTGTTTCCTTCGCCTTTGTGAGCTTATTTGTTAATTCCGTAATACTTTCAATTGTTTTCATCACCGACAAGAATCCATCTGCAATTCCGGAAAACATATTCCAAATGGCCATTAACTTTTCCCATTTAGTAGCTTCCTGTTCCGGATCAAATGCATCTTTCAGGCGTTCGAATGCCGACACCAATCCATCTACAGTTGATACGACATTTTTAATACCATCCCATTCCATCTGATTAAGTTCCTTGGTGAAATTTTTGATATCTTCCTGGACCTGTGCCAGTTTTAATGCCTCTTCCAGCGATGGAACGTCAGCCATAGCATTCGCAACCTCATCTGATAATGTCTTCCCGATAATTCTTGCTTCCTCTTTATATTTGTCTGCCAATTCTTTTGCCTTGTCCAGATTTTCAGAGGCAATATCAACTTTGGTTTTCTTGTAGTCAAAAGTTTCGTCGCGAGGCTTTATCTTAATTGGAGAAGCAAGTATCTTTGCATTCAGTTGCATAACTGAAATAAATACATCTGCCTCATCTCCAATGCCTTTAATGCCAGCAGCAGATTTAGCCGCTTCAACGGAAAGTGAAACTATATTGGAATTCAATTCTTTCTGAGAGATAAGACCTTTGGCTTGCTGTGCTTGGGCTTCCCTGACCTTTGTATTGTAATCCTTCTGCACCTTCTCAAACTCAACAAGAGCGGCATTCTTATCTTGATTTCTTATCGCTTTCTCAGCAGCGGTCTTAAGATTCTGAAAATATTGACTCTCAAGTACTTCTTTATCACCTGTTCCTTTGGCTTGGGCGTACATCTTGATGTTCAGTTCTCCCAGGGCTTTATTATACTCTGCCTGAGTGATCTTTCCGATCTCTAACTCAGCGCCTAGCTCCTCAAATTGTTTATCATAAGATTCTTGCTGTTTCTGAAGATGAGTTTTTTTCTTTTTGTCATCGTCCGGATCAGTTGTTGGTGTTGTAATTGTTGTACTTCTAGAAATCTCATTTCCTAATCTCAATTTCGCATCACTGAGTATTTTTGAGAATTCAATATAAGTGTTCAAATCATCCTTTAAGCCATTTTCAAATCCTATAGCGTCAACCATTGACACTTTATGCTTTGCTTTAAACCTCTCTTCTTTAACCAAATCTCCGCGAGCTATTTCCCAATCAGGAGCCAATTCCTGTACTGTCTTCCCGTTGTAGGATTTTGAGCCTATTTTGCGTAATTCATTTTCGCTTTCTGCTACTTCTTTTGCTGCCAGTTCGGCTCTTGCTGCACTTTCAAGCAATTCTATGCGTTTAGATATTTCTTTGTTTACATCTTGGTTGGTTTTTAGCTCAGTACCGAGAATACCATTGATTTTCCCTAATATTTGTTTTTTGTAATCTAATGATGAATTAACTTTATTGTACTCTGATAACAAGGCTTTAACTTTTACGATTTCTGAGTTCGACTCTGCCGCATGATTCATTCGATTCAGATAATTGTCAAACAAGCCCTTTATTCGTTGTGACTCTTTATAAGCATTATAAAATTTAGCAACGATAGCCCCTATGACCGCAAGTATTGCTGTTGGAGCCATAGAAATGAGAGTTGCCTTAATTGATAACATCGCTTTGCTGAAAGCCATTCTGATAGAAGCACCGGCCTTTTGCGCTTTCCATGCAACTTCATCAAACTTCTGTCCTGCATCCTTGGCCGCCCGACGTGCTGCTGACTTGGCGGCTAACTCGGCTTTGGCAATAGAGGAAATAATTTTATTGACCAGCCGACTTGTAACCATGACTAAAACAGCTGCAACAAGATAGGTAACAATGCTTTTTATATTGTCAGCAGCCGATTTAACAATATTGGTCAGCCAGTCTATCAGAGCTTTATATTTACTTTGTATATCCGTGCCGTTCACTAACTCTGTAAAGACGTTTTTCAGGCGATTTACAGATGTCTCCAAGTTATCAGTATCAACGTTAGGAATCATCTCATTAAGTGCCTCTGCAAATTTAGGAAGCACATCCTTACTCATCAGTTTACCCTGTTTGAGCAACTTGTCCAGACCAGCAACAGAAACACCCGCAGCTTTTGCCATAGCCTGAAGAGCAACAGGAAGACGTTCTCCCATCTGTAGACGCAATTCCTCGGAACTGATCTTGCCTTTACTCATCATCTGGGATAATGCAAGCATAACTCCATTACTGTCGTCCGCACTCATACCGAAGGCCGTACATGCCCGAGAGACGGATTCGAATACTTTTCGTTGATCGATCATGGACATACCGGATATGGAAGCAGCCGCCGTGAATTTTGCGTAGTTAGCTGTCAGAGCATTAATCTCTAATCCGTATTTTTTAGCCAGATCGAGCAGATATTTCTGATTATCCGCATATTGGGACATCGTGCCGGAGACATTCTTCAATGCGGTGGTAACACGGTTTGTTTCTCGGGCTACATCAATGAAACGAGAAACAAGGTTACTTAGTCCGAGTCCGCCTGCACCAAGTGCTGCTGCGAAGGTAAGGATTTGCATCTGCATAGAACGAAAGGCTGCTTTTACCTGATTCGTTCCTCTTTTGAAATTCTCTGTTAAGAGATTTATCGCTATACTGAAACTTAAACGTCCTGCCATTATTCTTCTCTTTTTGACCAGTTTACTTTATTTATATCAAATAATTCCCCAGCAAGGAATTTCTTTAAATTATCCTCATTCTCTCTCATTACGCGCTCCGCGGCTTTCTTCACTTCTTCTTCCTCCCATGGAAATATAATCAGATCTCTTGCCCCATTTTTCATCTTTCGGGCATCGATATGCGGGAGAATGGTGAGGTATGTCCACATCCTTGCACTTTCCATGTCTTCTTTACGTTTTTTTTCATACGCTTCTATGTAGAGCGGAAGATCGCATAATTCCATTTCGTTGAATGCGTAATACGCATCTAATCCGGACATAACAAGTGTAGAAACAATACTGCCTATCATTTCCGGGGTGCCCTCATTACTACCCTTTCCCGTACTTTCCTGTTTCTTTTGAAACTGGCTTAATACTGCTATTTCCCGTTCTAACTTTGATACCATCTCTCGCACCAATTTTTCATTTGAAAGGGTCTTCCGGAAGACATCGAGAGTATACATCACCCCTTCGCCGTTACAGATCGTTGTCGTGTACAGTAGGGCATCTACGTCTTCCCGGTCTGAATAATCCATCAGGGAGAATGATTTCTTCCGAAGTTGCTCCCAGCGAACGATTGATTTTATTGTTAATCCAATTTTCATTGTACCGCTATTAAAAAAGGCGGCCATCATGGGACCGCCTTACTGATATTTCTTTAATTTCTTCCTTATGCAACTCCATCTTCCAAAGGTCCTGTACCCTGTAGGGATATGGAGCTTGTACAAATAGCACCATTATCCGCTTTCAGAGACAGGGAAGTAATAATTGCTTTCCCTTTAACGTATTCTTCTCCCTTTGGGAAATCCCCGTCAGTTTCTTCCGTTTTTGCAAGAACGAACGGGATAGGCTTACGCTCTACCATCATCTTTTTAAGTGTGGTAAAAGAGGCGTGTCCGGTCTTTAAGGACAACATGCTTTCACAAGATACCGTGTACCCTAATTGCCCTACTAGAAAGTCCTTCCAATTACCCGACATCTTGTTTGACGTATCAATAGTGTCCGCCGAAATATCAATACCGCATGACGTGCCGAACGCAATTGGTGTCATAACTGCCGGATTCTCACCCTCCGCCGGAGTACTTTCTATATAGACCATCAGTCTGTCACCAACGATCATATCACTACTTGAATCATACTTTTTTGCCATAATTTTCAATTTCTTATTTTAAAATTCTATATTAATCACTCTCGTTACAGTCTCACTAAAAACTTCATGACTTGTATATATTTTCCTGCCTCATATTCCTCTGTGTCATCTTCCAGGCGTATCTCCATCTCCGGATCCGTATATCTTCCTTCAAGAGCCTTAACCACCAGTCCGGCTATATCCTGCGACCGTTGGCTGTCGGCACTCACTACGCAGACATATACATACGGATCTCTTCTGGCAACTCCCATCTTGGTCGTATCCTGTATGAATCCGTCTCGTTGCAGGGTGATATAGTCTCCTTCCGTTCCTTCGTCCGCTACAAGCGGAAAAACATTATCACCGACCGCTTCCATAATAGACGCATCATCCAATAATACGCCTCTGATTTCCTTCGATGCCTCGTAATGACTAATTTTCATGATTTACCATTTTCCATTCGTTCAACTGCCCGTACTATCCCGTCCATCACCGCATTCATGGCTTTACTTCCATCTTCTGCCCGAGTGTCTTCCCAATAACGCAAAGCCGGTCCGTGTCCTCTACGGGCGTAATTCTTGGTGCGGCGAATTCTTGTTCCCTGGTCTAGAAGCCAGCTATGATTTCCTATCGGATAACCAAATCCAGACAATACTCCCAGTTTTTTTCTCTTCACTCGTACACGAAAAGCTTTGATAAGATTTCCTTTATGTCCATAAGGAGATTTCATGCGTGATTTCAGCCTCATCACTCCACCTCGTTGCAGAATAGAGCCTCCGGCGTATAAACCGGCACGTACAGTCTTATCCTTTTCGAAGTTTTCAAAACCGTACACAAGGTCTTTAACCTTGTCCGTATCAAGTTGCTTGACTGTGAGTATATCCATTACGTATCGCTTTTTATACAAGTTATCAGGCAACTGTTATCCTGATATTTCCTGTTTATGTCAATTATCCGATAAAATTGATTGTTATACGCGATGCGGAAAGCCTCCATCATTTTTTGATGAAATCTGCACCATAGCACAATTTTCATATCAATGAATTCCTCCTTCGCATTTAATCCATCCCCTATATTCGGCTGCGCTTTCCGTCTTTCCGCTGGTACGTTTGATAATCCCGGGATTGGATCGTAAGACTTCCGAGGTGATCCGTTGGGATTCTTCCCCTTCGTTTCTTTTTCGAACGTTATTCTTTCACGTGGTACCATCCTCTTCTGCTCCTCTGAATTTTATAAATGGAGCCGACAATGCGGCAGCTCTTCCTATGCTGTAAGGCTTAGAAAACACAATGTCGGAACGGTTATCATAGAAATCACTGATAGTTATCAGGATAGACCGTCTCAAATCTCTGGGAATACATCCCTGCTCATCCTCATATTCTGATAGAGAAGATTGCAGGCGGGTTTCAAGTGCGGCCTGGGCATCCAGGATGCATCCCGTTATATACTCGTCCTGCTCTCCATAATCCACAAATCCGGGAATTTGCATTTTAGCTTCCTCTAGGGTAATATACTGTTTCATGCCTTGTTGAAGTAAAGGGACGGGGCTGCCGTCCCTATGTTTTTAAGCTTTCGGAGTTTTCTTTGCTATGGCAAAAGCCTCCGTACGTACAGTCAGCATATCGAAATCCGTATTCAGTACGAAATAGATAAGGTTTTTCTTTGCACCTGTATACGGATCTACTATCATGTGCATTTTCCCAAACTGCCCCACAAGTTCGTAGTTGAATATACCGAATCCGAGAACACCGTCTCCAATGTATTCTGTCATGAATACCGGATATCCGTTGATTTTCCCGTTTTCAAGAATCATCAAACCACTGCCGGCATCTTTCGGGGTAGCTTCCAGTTCAGCGTAAGTCGTTGCCGAACAGACATAGGCTGCTGTTCCGTCAAAGACGACACCTGTTTTTAATACAGCTCCCTTCAAAGCCACCACGTTCTTCCATGTAAAGTCAGCACCCGCTGCGGTAGTAACTGCCGGGGCAGCTGTAGCAGCTACAAAGCAACCATCAGACGCCTTTGAGGTAATCTTGGTTGTCTGGAACATCCATTTGTTCAGCAATCGCTCTAATCCCATTGTCATTTGGGTACGTACGATTTCAAGCAATGCACTATTGCTCTGATCTATCGCACGATTACTTACGGGGATAGCCAATGATACCCGTTTGGGAGACGGCTTAATTTTAGAGATGTCAATTGTGGTGTCTGCTACCTCCGCATTTTCATCCTCGATAGTAGCTTCAATGCCGGCAACAACAGGCAATACCCAGTCACCTACAAGACCGTACTGCATTTTGCACCCCACCTTACCCAAGATTAAGCCTTTTTCCAAAGGCTGGATGATTTCCCCGATGGTCATCGGAATGAGAGGCGCCACGGTGGTGGTGTCTTGAATCGTAGCGGCACGGGTCAAAGGAATATCTATGGAATTTCCATTCATGATCCCGTCGCATCCTTCTGGAAGAGAACGGTTGTGCACAAATGAGGCAACCGCTCCGGCAAAAGCAACTTCAGAGCGCATCTCCTGTTCGGATACGCGTTCTTCATCATTTACCATACGGGCCGTACGCAATTGGAGAATTTCTTTTTCTTGTACCAAAGCCTCTTTTTCTGTAATTTCATCCGGTGTCAGGCTTCTTTTATTGGTATCCAATAAGTCAGCCATTTCGCCCAACCGGGCATTGATCTCAGCGATTCTCGCTCTGTTTTTTCTGATTTCTTTTTTCATGATTAAAATTTTGATAGTTTACGTAATTCTTCTATTTCTTTTTTATAACTCTCGTCCGGATGTTCGAAGGTGTCTTCTATGCTTCGTACATTCACTTGTGTTCCGATGTAAGCCGGGCTTGCCACGATGCTTATTTCACTGATCATATCAATTTTATGCACTTTTCTAAGCAAAATTCCGTCAGACCGTTTTATCCATTCGACGTTTTTCCACTCATCGGTCCGATATCCGAAAGATGATCCGAACAAATCTCCTCTTTTCACCATTTCAACGGCAAATTTTCCATCAGGAGTATCAGGAGCGTCCAAAGCATATCCCAAACCGTAATTATCCAGGTGGAGTCTCAGCGATCCGCTTCCCATGCCACTCCGAGCGAGGAGTCTTTCTCTGTTATGTTCCAGAAGCGCTCTGATATCACTGCGTTTGATCAGTTCCTCGTCAACGGCTCCTACCTCTATGATTTCAATAAAGCATTTACGCAATACAGGATCATACATATATTTGCTCTCTTGACCAACTACTACCGCATATCCCTCAATTGTTCTTTCCGATACCAATTTGGGAGATGCCTCACCGCCAAAACTTCTGATTTCTAAATTTTCCATGCTTGTTCCTTTTATACTGCTGACGTTTTCTTATTCTTGGGTGGCACTTCTTGCGGTTTTTCTTCGTTTTTATCTCCGTTATTGCTATTATTTAACATCTCACCGTTTATCTTCTGGCTGTTGATGGGAGCTACGTTGCAGCTTATCATTGCGACATCTCCTCCATCCACAGGAGGCATTCCCCTTTTTTGGCGGTATTCATTCACTGTATAAATTCCATACTGGATACACTTCTCCATGTTTAATGCCATCGTTTCCAAGTCAGTCTGATAGAATGCTTCCAGATCAAATTCAATGCGATATTTCGCGGCAACACTCCTGGGGATTAATTTCACAAAGAACTCATTTGCAATTTGCCGCAAATAAGGCTGGATGGTATCAGTCATATATTGCACCTGACTCATCTCGCTGGCTTTATAATTTTGACTTTGTCCGGCAAATGCTTTGTCAGGGTGGACGCCATAAAAGCGACACAGGTCTAAAACAGAGAATTTTTGCTTCTCCAACAGCTGGATATCAGCAGGGGACATGGAAAGCTGGTTGAATCTTAGTTGTCCGGGAAGATATGTGATTCTTTCACCGGATCTCAATTCTTTCCGGAAACGGTCGGAAACATCCTTCAGCTGGGTTTCGTTGTATTGTTCGTATCCGGTTGTCTGATCATCGTCGTTACCACTGATAAATCCCGAATATGTGCTGCCGGGCTGAAACATATCAAGACTCTTCTCGTCTGCGCTGTACGCCACACTCATAATCCGGGAGGCATATCGGATTGTACTCTCTCCTGTATATCCGCCATCCAGGCTTATATTGCGAAGATGAATAATTTCATCGCATTCAAGAGATTTATATATACCGTTAATGGGGTCGTTTACGATATAGAAGTTCAAAAACTTATCATAAGTAACGCTGCCAGGACTCAGTAATGTCAGACTTTTCGGCTCTCCTTCCGACCAGTCCGGATAGATATAGGCGTTCCCTAGATTAACTGTCTGTATGATGGCGTTTCTTATCATCTCATATGCAGTCTGCCTGCTGTTTGGTGCAACAGATAACAGGTAGTTGAGTTCACTGGCCTCATCCACCATGAAGACGCCGTTTTTCTTTCTTTTCACCTGCAGAGGCAGGGAGGCAATACTACCGCTAAGTATGGATACGCACCGATATACGGTTGCTAGCTTCATCGCCATTTCCGGCCCTTCAACTGTTTGGGCTTTTGCAGCTATATTGCGTACTGTTACATCTGGTGAAGCTACAGATTCGAAGTATCCTCTCTCCTTGACAGGCTCTTCAACGGGTGCTGTATCCGTTTTTCTTTTCCAAAACTTTAAGCTGTTATTCATTTTCTGAAATTATTATATAAGTAAAAGGTCATTACCGATGTCACAGCACCGTCTATTTTAGCATTCTGAGATTTTTTAATGGGCTTCCTGTTCTCCAGCCTGTCTTCGTCAATGACAGCATTACCGAAGCAATACCAGTTGATCGGATTGTAGTTAAAGGTAACACGTCCGGTCCTTGCTGCTATTTCGAAACTTTCAACCGGGCTGGTAAATGTCCCGTAGGTTTGTTTTATTGGCTGGAGCACTTTCTTTGCACCACTGGCACCCATCATATTCACGAATTCCATACTTTTGTAAGGGTCATATCCTATATTAAGTATCCGTATGCTTTCCCTATTGCGGGCATTGATGTCATTTACTATCATCCGGTAGTCTATCACATTTCCGTCACATAATCGAAGATATCCGTCTGCTGCCCATCTTTCGTATAATTCACGATTCGGATGAGATATCAGCATTTTACGCGGGAAGTAATAATCATTGTGAATATGAAACATCTTGATCTCAGGCAAGTAAATGTTATAGCTTACAGAACTAAAGTCATCACAAACGGACAAATCGACTGCGACCATCGCGTCCGGACGATTTTTCAGTGTTTTCAAATCATTGTCGTCTTTGCACATAGCCTCTATTTCTCCGGAAGTAAACCACACTTTGGCCTCATCCTGCACAAACAGGTTCAACAGCTTGGTTCTGAAAGTAAGCATGTCCTCTGCGGTCATCTGGGCTT